CACCTCCGCCTCCGCCTACTGCACAGACATAGAGTAATCCAGTTTGAGTATAAGTTCCAGAACTAGTAATAGTGTCTAGAGTTCCACTAAGTCCTGCTGGGGCAACTGTTGCGGCAGTTAAACTTATAGTAACTACTACGTCAGTTCCAGTATTTGTTTGTATATAGGCACCTATTGATGCAGTTCCAAGTGCGTATGAAACAGTTCCACCTGATGTAGTTGTTGGTGTAGTCGTTTCACTTGCAGAAAAAAAGGTAACAGTTGCATTTGAAGATGCTGGACTTGTTGTAATTGTGTAAGTTCCAGTATTAAATGTACTAAGAATTTTATAGGTAGTTAATGCAAGAGGAATAGTTGCTGAAATCTGATCATTTTGAGCAGCAGCCGCTGCTGCGGATGGAATTGGAAAGATTGAAATTCCCACTAGACTATCTCCACTCCGCTAATATGAAAAAATACTGATGTTGTAGATGCAAGTCCAGCAATTACTTTAGGTGTTGCATTTGCAGGAATCACTTGCTTTAAATCAAATCCAAATACTGAGTTAGCAGCAAGAGATACAGTTGGAACAACGTTTATACCATCTATGGTTATTGTTGCTGTTGAAGTTGATGCTGCGGTATTACTAATAACAATGTTTGTGACTACTGTTGTAGTGCTTGAATTTGGCACTGTATAAAGGGTTGTGCTTGAGGTCGCTGCAGCAGTTCTTGCTAGGACCTTGGAGGTTACAGCCATAAGTTACTGTTCCTTTCGGGAGGTATAGCGGATAGGTTAAGGCTTTTTTTAAGCCTGTGTGTCCTAAACCTATGCTAATGTGAACCCATGAATTTGGTGCATAAATCCGTATCTCAAGGGGGCAAATTAGTACCCTTAATTCTACCTCACTCAACTACCTCTGGTATGGGCTTAATGAATCCATCTATCTTTGTTGATGATGACGGTGATATCTTAGTAAATATTAGGCACGTAAATTACACTCTCTATCATTCAGAAAAAGACCAAAGATTTTTTAGTCCTTGGGGTCCTCTCTCCTATCTACACCCTGAAAAAGACCAACGGCTAGTTACGACCAACTACCTAGGCCGTCTTGATAAGGATTACAACCTAATTAATTTTACTAAAGTTGATTACTCTAAATTTGATGTGCCACCTATTTGGGAGTTTGTTGGTGAGGAGGATGTCCGCATCACGCAGTGGGATGGCAACTACTACCTGATCGGAGTACGGCGTGATACCACGCCCAATGGGCAAGGTCGCATGGAGTACTCCAAAATTGAATTAGATAAAACCAACTGGACAGCCACCGAAGTTCAACGAGTTCGTATTCCTCCTCCTGTTGATGTTAACTCGTATTGCGAAAAGAATTGGATGCCGATCCTTGATATGCCATATCACTTTGTTAAGTGGGCTATGCCTACCGAAGTTGTTTGGGCTGATCCCGATAAATCTGAATGTAAGCAAGTACTAACAAAAGAAACTCCGCCAATCTCTCCTGATCAACGTGGTGGTACAAACATAGTTGCTTGGGGAGATTATTATATTGCCTTTACTCATGAAGTTAGACTGTGGAAAAATTATCTAAATCAAAAAGATTCAACATATAGACATCGCATGATTGTATGGGATAAAGAGTTCAACTTTGTTGGACTTACGTCGTCCTTTTCATTCTTAGATACGCCAATTGAATTTTGCGTTGGCGCAGCAGTTATAAAGAAGAACCTAGTACTAACTTTTGGTGTACAAGATAATTGCGCTTTTGTTCTTGAGGTTTCTAAAAAGGTTGTCAACGGAATGATTACGGAGGCTATGTCTTATGGACATTAGAGAGTTGACTTTAAAACTGGCTGAAAATCCAGTTGATGTTGAGAATAATTTCAATCTTGCTACTGCCTACGAAGAACAACTGCAGTACGCATCGGCTGCTGGATTTTATTTAAGGGCTGCTGAATACGGGTATAAAACACATCCTCTAATCACCTACACCTCTTTGTTAAAGATGGCCTTGTGTTGGGGTGCTCAAGGAGATAGAAACCGAACTGTTTACAACAATCTCATGCAAGCAATTGCTTATCTGCCAAATAGACCAGAGGCGTATTTTTTAGTGTCTAGAATTAAAGAAAAAAACAATGAATATCAGGAGTGTTATACCTACGCTGAGATAGGGTTACTCTTTGCAACCAATACCTATAATCAGCCACTGCCAGGATATGTTGAATACAACGGTACATACTGCCTACTATTTGAGAAGGCTGTTGCTGGTTGGTGGATTGGGCGCAAAGAAGAAAGCAAAGTTCTTTTTCACCACCTATTAGATGAGCATAAGATGTCTAAAGAGTATGTTAATAGTTGTCTAAATAACTTAAAGTTGTTTAACTAATGTTTCCTAATTGGTTTAAAGATGTAGAGAAGTACTTTAGACACGTGCCAAGTGTTCCACTTCGTGCACTGCAGATCGGCACCTACACAGGAGACGCCACCGAGTGGCTACTTAATAATCGAGAGATTGAATATCTAGATGATGTAGATACATGGGAGGGCAGTGAAGAGACCGCCCATAAAGATTTAGATTTTGTTTCAGTAGAGGCTTACTATGATTCAAGATTTCCAAAGGATGGAAGAATCTTAAAGCACAAGATGACCAGTGATGAGTTCTTTATTCGTAACGCTAGTTCGTATAACTTCATATACATAGATGGCGACCACACCGCCCTACAGACCGCTATAGATGGCTTAAATGGCTTTAGGCACCTGGAATCAGGTGGGGTGATGGCATTTGATGACTACCTCTGGAATTATGGCGGAGGAGAGTACAGGGAGCCCAAGAGGGGCGTGGATTGCGTTCTTAATCTCTGTAAAGGCGAGTACACAATGATTGAATCTGGATATCAGGTATGGATTGAGAAGTGCTAGATAACGCTTGCTTTGAAGTCTTTCATACTGATACTGGAAATGAATTAAGAAACAAATCTTATGAGGGCATTTTAAATTCTATGTCTTTCTTGCCTCGTCTTGGCTCTCCTACTATGTACTTAAATACTGCTGATAAGGCTGAAGCATTTATTAATCAAACACCAGAGTTTAAAGTAAATACAGTTACTGACTTCTGTAAGCCAGGAGAGACCTTCCCACCATCATCTGGAGTTATAGGAGTTTGGGCAAGTGCTTATTTGGCTTATAAAAAGTTTTTAGAATCTGACAAAGATGTATTAATAATTTTTGAAGATGACATAATTATTAGCAATAACTTTAAAACTATTGCTGATATGTATATGAGTGAACTTATGCCTATATGGGATTTCTTTTCATTCTTTGTTCCAGATGATTCACTATTTGCTTATAATCAATCTGAACACGATATTGGTGAAGAACATACTTGCAAATCATATCAACAATGGTCTTGTGCAGGATACGCCGTAAGTAGACGTGGTGCAGAAAAGGCTATTGCAGATATTGAGTTTAAAGGAATTAATTGTCCTGTAGATTGGTATATTTTTAACTTTAGAATGAAACAAGAAGAAAATCAAATAAAATTTAATACATTTACAATAAAGCCACAGATATATAGACCTATAAAGTTTTTACAAGAAGCAGCACAATACAGTCAAATTCACAACGGTAGTACAGAGTTACTTAGTAGACATCCATAACATCGTTTATAACTACCTCATCAGTAGCACCGCTAGTACCTTGAGTGCCCTGTGTTCCTGTACCCGTAGTTCCTTGAGTGCCCTGTACACCTTGTGTTCCTAATGTTCCTTGAACACCCTGAGTTCCTTGGGCTCCAATTGTTCCCTGAACTCCCTGAGTTCCCTGTGTACCGTCTACACCTTGAGTACCTTGTGTACCTTGTGCACCAGTAGTTCCTTGGGTTCCCTGAATACCCTGATCACCCTTATCACCAACAAATGTCACATATAAATTATCATTATTAGAGATTGATAGAGTTCCAGTTACATAAGCAACTGGGACGTTAAAGTATGCGCCACCGCTCTCATGTGTGTGAGTTCCTGTAACTTGAAAGAATGCAAAACTATTTGAGTCAGTAGTTTCTGTAAACTTAATAGTTGCTTTAATTCCAGAGGTTGAGTCATCAATTGTTTGTAGTAGTTGTGAAATGTCGCTTGAATTAAAATCAAGGTTGTCTATATATAGCGCAGTTGCACTAGAGATAGTTGCATTATTAAATTTTAAATTTCCATTACCTGGATCAGTATTTTCTGTATTAGTTAAGAAATTATATTCATGAGTTTCGCCACCAAATGTTCCAGTAGCACCCTGAGTTCCAAGAGTTCCCTGAGTTCCTTGAGATCCTAAAGTACCTTGAGTTCCATCAGTTCCCTGCGTGCCCTGAGTGCCCTGAGTGCCTTGAGTTCCTTGAGTTCCTTGAGTTCCTTGAGTTCCATCAGTTCCCTGCGTGCCCTGAGTGCCCTGAGTGCCTTGAGTTCCTTGAGAACCTAAAGTACCTTGAGTTCCCTGAGTTCCATCAGCACCTTGTGCACCAACAGTCCCTTGCAATCCTTGTACACCCTGTACGCCTTGTACGCCTTGTACACCTTGTACACCTTGTACACCTTGAGTGCCCTGTACACCTTGTACTCCTTGAACACCTTGAATACCTTGAAGACCACCATATGCAAGAGAGTTCCAAGCAGTTGATCCGTTACCAACTTTAAATTTACCAGTATCTGTCTCTGTTCCTACTTCACCAGCAGCAAGTGTTGGGTTATTAGCAGTCCATTGTGATTCAGTACCTCTACGAAGTTTGATTGTTACTGACATTAGACTACTCCTCCACCATTATAGGAACTTGTGTATACATCACTGCCACCTGCTTCGTCTCCTCCATCGGCTACACCTGTTACGGTGTCAGAACCATCAACTTCATCTCCACCCTCAACTATATCTGCAGAAACGTTTGTTGTAATTTCAAGCCACTCAACTCCATCAAATACATAAACATTTCTTGCTTCTGTATTGTAATAGAGATCTCCAACGTACCTGCCTGTAGGTTGAGTTCCTACGGCAAGTACGTTGATAGGTACGAGGGCTCTTTTACTCACGTATTAAGCCTTTACTACGACCCGATAAGTTTCACCTGATTGTGGAGCCACTGCAAATCCGATAGTT